GTACCAACGACATACGAAAGGTTATCAACAATGGGTACTGCAACTCTTTGGAAAATGATTATGTGTGCGTGGTCGTATAAACATAACTTGGCAATCCCAAAGAAAAAAGAAAAACGAAAATTTACAGGAGGACTTTCTCGTTTAGTTCAAGTTGGTTATTCAAGAAACGTATTGAAACTTGACTACTCTTCACTATACCCATCTATTCAATTGGTTCACGATGTATTCCCCGCATGTGATGTCACAGGAGCAATGAAAAGTATGTTAAAGTATTTCCGTGATACTCGTATTAAATATAAAAACTTAGCGGGAGATTATAAAACAATTGACCCAAAAGCTTCAATTTCATACGATAGAAAACAGTTACCCATTAAAATCTTTATCAACGCATTCTTTGGTTCGTTATCTGCACCACACGTTTTTCCTTGGGGTGATATTGATATGGGTGAACAAATTACTTGTACAGGTAGACAGTATCTTCGTCAAATGATTATGTACTTTATGAAACGAGGTTATGTTCCTTTAGTAATGGATACAGATGGTGTAAACTTTGAAACACCTAAAGATAGAGAAAACTACAAGTACATCGGTAAAGGATTAAATGATTTAGTTAAAGAAGGTAAAGAGTACGTAGGTGCCGAAGCAGATGTTGCAGAATACAATGACTTATTTATGAGAAATGAAATGGGTCTTGATATTGACGGTGTGTGGCCGGCAACTATTAATGTGGCTCGTAAAAACTACGCACTTTTAACAGATAAAGGTAAAGTTAAATTAACGGGTAACACAATTAAATCTAAAAAACTTCAAACATACGTTGCGGAGTTTTTGGATAAAGGATTAAGGATGTTACTTGATGGTAAAGGTTCTGAGTTTTTAGATTTTTATTATGAGTATGTGGATAAAATATTTAACAAACAAATTCCATTAGCAAAAATAGCGAACAAGGCTCGTGTTAAACAATCAATTGATGATTATAAAGTTCACGTAACAAAAACAACAAAGTCAGGAAGTTTAATGTCAAGACAGGCACATATGGAACTTTTGATAAATGCAGGTAAAAATCCAGGTTTAGGTGATACTATTTATTATGTTAATAATGGTGAAAAGAAGTCACACGGAGATGTTCAAAAGAAAACCACCAAAATGACAAAAAAACAAATAGAAGAATATACAAATATTCACGGAGCAGTACCACCTGAAATGTTATCAAAAAGTGAAGTAATTTTGAATTGTTATTTAATTGATGAAAAGGAGATTGAAAATAATCCCGATTTATTAGGTGAATATAACGTACCAAGATATTTGGCAGCATTTAACAAAAGAATCGAACCTTTACTTGTTGTGTACAGTCCTGATATTAGACAAGACATTTTAATTGAAGATCCTAAAAACCGACCAATATTCACAAAAACCCAAACAGAATTAGGAAGAGGATTCCCAATGAAAGAAAAAGACCAAGATAACTTAGATGAAGTTTTAACTTTATCTGATATGGAAATTAACTTTTGGCAATCTGTAGGTATTGATCCATATTATATGTACATAGATGATACTATTAATTTAGTGGATGAAAATAGAGTTAACTATAATAATAAATTAATGATTGAAACTAAAAGAGTTGAAAAGGTTGATGAGGATGATATCTTTGAGTATGATGTCGATGGAGATTTAATGTCTTTTGTTTTTGATTAGGAATTCTTTAATCCGTCAGAAGATAGTATGTACCAAAAATCACCGATAAGTTTGAATTCAACACAAGCACCCTTGTTCAATTCAATAACATCATATTCTTCATCTATTTTTTTATCACTTGTAATATTAATAATTGTTAACGCCTTTATTATAACGTGATCAGATGTTTTTGAATCTAAATATAAATCACAAGCATCAACACCTTTTACAACTATAAATTTTTCACCGTTAGTGGTATATTGTTGATTACTCAGAATAATTGACTCTGAAGATAATGTTTCATTTCCTTTTACTATTCTTGTAATTGGTGTTGATTTAAATATTGCCATAAAGTTGTTATATAACATTATAAGGGCTTGTAAACGGTCTGAATTTTAATGCCTTGTTCATATTTTCCGCTTGTAATCCTTTAATTTCCCATTGTTTTTCAGGACGTAATCTCTCAAGCCTTGTTTTTAATTCTTCCCATAAAAGTGTTTTTTCGTCCTTTGCTTCAGTTTGTAATGATGCGTATTCTAAAGTTAATTCGCTATCAGGTGTTTTAAGGTTACCGCTATATTTTCCTCTTACTCTTGCTAATGTTTCTTTACAATACGCCGTAAACCATCTTCTAACCCAAGCTTGTGCAGGGGAATTAAGCTCATCCCAAGACATTTCGTCAATAGGAACATCTGAAGGTAATCTTACAACGTCTGGATTTTTTTTCAAACAATCTTCTCTATCAAAAGTGTCGTAATACCAATACCATACTTTATATTGATTTCTTTGTATATTACCGAAATCAAACCTTCCTCCAGGTACATTCATTAAATGAATTGCCTTTTTTCCTTCAGGTAATGCTGTAACACGATAAGTTAATTCACCCGTAATGATTCTTCTTTTCATACTGATATCACTCATTCTAAGTAGTATATCAAATGCTGGTGTGATAAAATAATTTCCCGTTGTCCCCATTTGTGAAAATCCGGCACCACCCCCAAGTCCGATACCACCAAATCCACCAAATCCACCCATAAATGGATCGAAATAAGCAGCATCTAATTCTGAACGTGAAAACCATAAAAGTTCATTTAATTCTCTTCCTGCGGGTATTTCATATATTTGTTGACCTGGTATTAAATCAATATAGTCTTTTTTAAGTACGTAATCACCACCAGCTTGTAAACCAACAATTTTAGAGTATGCGTATGTATATTGTGTTTCCCAATCCATACTTCTTGTGGTAAACGCTCTTGTGACTGATTGTTCATCTAAATTCAACCCATAAAGTGAAGACCATTGACTTTCAATTAACCAATCATTTACGTGTTGAGCATAATCTTGAATAGATAATTCAAGGAGTGAATCCATCATTTCGTCTTCTAATTCTACTGAACGTAAAGGTGCACCTAAAAGATTACGTATTCTTTTATAAAGTTTACTTCTATCTGGTTCTGTAATTATGGTAGTTGTCATAGAGTTTTTTGTATAAATATTTTATTAAATCAAAATATTTAATACTTGTCCCTTTTAATTTGGGTTGTATACAAATCATTAACAAATCCCCAATTCACTACCTTCCAAAAATTAGATACGTATTTGTCTCTTTGATTTTTATATTTTAGGTAATATGCGTGTTCCCATACATCTAAACCCAACAATGGATACCCCCTTTCTTTTTCTGTATTCATAAGTGGGTTATCTTGATTGGCGGTTGTGACAATTTTTAATCTTCCATTATCTTTTAAAATTAACCAAACCCAACCAGAACCAAATCTATCCTTGGATGCGGTTTCAAATTCTTCTTTAAATTTCTCAAAAGAACCAAATGCTTTTTCAATTTTACTTTTAATTGGATCTTCGATTGTCTGTTTTTTTGGTGATAACATTTTCCAAAAGAGTGCGTGATTAAAAGCACCACCTCCATTATTTCTAACTTTTGTGTTAAATTTTGATATTGAAACTATGATTTGTTCTAAATCTAAATCTTTTCCTTTAATTTTTTCAAGTTCCTTATTTAACTTTTCAACATAACCTTTGTAGTGTTTGTTGTAATGGGTTTTCATCGTCTCAGAATCAATAAAAGTCTCAACAGAGTCAAAGTTGTAAGGTAATTTTTCAATACTCACACTTTTAATTTCAGATATAATAGATTCGTTTAACGAAGATTTTAAGTTAAGTTTATTCTCGATTAAATTTATTTTTTCGTTGATTTTTTTAAGTGACATATAAATAAATATCACCTACTTGTAGAAATCATATTTAACATTTCTTCTATTGCCGATGCATCATCTAATAGTAAATCGTCACCCATAACAGTTGATATTATTTTTTTCTTTCTTGTTAGTATGTCATAAATAGCACCCTCGATAGTGTTTTCAAATAATGGATAATAAACTGATGTTGAATTTTTTTGTCCGATTCTATGTGACCTGTCTTCTGCTTGTGCGTGTTCGGCAGGAACAAAAGATAAATCATTCATAATGACTGCTTCCGCCGATGTCAAAGTAATACCCACACCTGCAGCCTTTAAGTTACCAACAAAGACTTTAATTTTATCGTTTTCTTGAAACTCATCTACCGCCTTTTGACGATGAGGTTTTGAACAAGAACCATCTAAATAAACTGCAGATTTTCCAAAATGATTATATATTTCTTGAAGTGTGTCTGTAAAGTTTGTAAAAATGATAACTTTCTTTCCTTGTTCAATAATATTTTCTGCAAGTTCAATTGTAGATTTAACTTTTTCTTGTGCGATTACTTTTCTTACTTTCATTAGTTTTCCAAACTGAATTGTAAGAGATGAAGATTCTTCTTGATTCTTATCATACCACTCATAGTATTCACCCATTAGTTCTTCGTAATCTTTAGATTTTAATCTTAGATAAACAGGGGTAATAATCTTATCAGGTAAATCTAACACATCTTCTTTTAATCTTCTTAAAATATGTGTTTGGGTTCTTTCTCTTAATTCATCTAAGTTGGATGCCCCTGTTACGTTCCATACTTTTCTTTTCCCAACACTAAATTGAAAACCATTACAATATCTTTTAGCATATGCCATCCAATTAGCAGCCACAGGACTATCAACAAGGTTTAACAAGTTATAATAATTCATCGGTCTAGAAGTCATTGGTGTTCCTGTTAGAAGCCAAACTCTTTCTAATTTATTACATAAGTCGTTTACAATTTTTGTTCTTTGTGCTTGTGGATTTGAAATCATATGTGCTTCATCCATTATAACAAGTTCAAAATTTGATTTTAAAATTTGTGAATTATCTTTGTCCTTAATGTCGTGGAAGTTTTTTAAAATATCATAATTGACAATAACAAAGTCAGAATCACTTGAAAACTTTTTACCTTCCGCTAAAAACACACTTCTATCTGAATAATTTGCAATTTCACGTTGCCAATTTATTTTAAGAGATGCGGGACAAATAATTAAAATCTTTTTTGCCCCTGTCTCAAGTGCAGATATAATTGTTGATGTTGTTTTACCTAATCCCATATCATCCGCCAAAATAAACTTTTTGTTTCTTACAAGTTTTTCAATGGCTTCTTTTTGATGAGTCATTGGTGCTCTATGATTATATTTTTCATAATCAATAACAACATTTTTAACTTCGTTATCTTTTAGTAATGCGGTTTTAGGTAACCAAAAATCATAAATTGTTTCACCACTAAAAACCTTTCCCCAAATGTGATACGACTTATCTTTCTCAACCAACAATTTCTCAACGTAAATTTCGGTTGGTTCTTTTGTGTACAACTTATCTTCTTTAAGTTTTTTTGCAAAATAAGAATCTAACTTAACCCATTTTTTTGCAACTTTTGGTTTTGTATTTTGGTAATTGATAATATATTCAGCTTGACTTCTTGTAGGGGTAAAGGATTTGCTATTAAACTTTTTATGTTTAAGATTTAAAATAAAATTATTTGAACCTTCATATTCTTCTAAAATTTGAAGGGCTTTCATTTCAGGAGTTTTTGGTGATGTTTCTTCCATTATTATATAAATAAAAATAACAAATTATAATAATTAATCAATTAAAGTATTTATTAATATGACACAAAACAAAGTTCCAATTACAAGATTAAACAAGTTTTTTTCTGAAGAAGATTTCAATTTGGATATTGAAATGGGTTCAGAATGGTTGCACGGTGATATGAATTTCACACTTGTGTTATATCGAGTTGATAGACAAAAAACAGATAAAGATGATGTTTATGGTGAAACAACAGAAGACGGTATACAATTTTTACCTCCTGTTGAATTCAAGGGTTATGTTAAAATTGAGGCACCAACAAACGTGGATTTGGGGACATCTAAACTTTCACAATCAGAACCTGGCAACTTGCAAGTAAGCGTTTACCAAAGTTACTTGGAGGAGTTAAATATTGAAGTATCATTAGGTGATTACATAGGTTATTATGAAACGGAGGACTTTGTAAGATTCTACTCTGTAGTTAATGACGGAAGAGTTTTTGGTGATAATAAACACACATACGGAGGGTATAAAAGATTTTATAGAACAATAGTGGCATCTCCAGTCAATACAAATGAATTCAAAGGTTTATAATAATGGCTTTACCAAAAAAAATAAAAAATACTTTACCTTTAGTACCAACAAAAACAGGTAAAGAACGAAGAGAAGAATTACTTGAAGATATTACTAAAGACGGTACGTATCTACCAAAAGGAGTTTTGCATGCTGATTTAGATAAAGGTATGTTAGATTTTGTAAAAGACAAAATACAACTTGTTGTTGACGAAAAAAAAGTACCCACAATTGATAGAATTATTACAAATCAAAGTTGGGCTCAATTTACCCAAACTTGGGATTTTCAAGATTTAGATAAAAACATATCTTTACCATTTATTGCAACATTAAGAGCGCCTGAAGTTAAATACGGAACAAATAACGCAGGAAAGGCAAATATTCCTGAAAGAAGACAATTTTTTTATTACACAGTCCCAACTTGGGACGGACAAAGAAAGGGTGCTGACGTTTATAAAATACCTCAACCTATACCTGTAGATTTAATTTTTACTGTAAAATTATTTTGTAATAGAATGAGAGAAGTGAATGAATTCAATAAAATTATGATGAGAACATTTACTTCTAAACAAGCATATACTCAAATCAAAGGGCATTATATTCCTTTAACTTTAGACGATGTGAGTGATGAATCGGCTAAAGATTTAGAAAAAAGAAAGTATTATATAGTAAGTTATAAAATCACAATGCTTGGACTTTTGATTGATGAAGAAGAGTTTGAGGTTTCTCCTGCAATTTCAAGACAATTAACTTTATTTGAGTTTACAACAAATAATCGAAGAAAAAAGGCAGTTATAGAACCCTCTAATCCCACAAACTTTAATTTAGATTTTACTTTTGTAACAGGTAATACACAATTGATAGAAGTGTTTAGATATGATGCCGACATTGTTGTTGACAGTATAGTAAACTTAGACAACTGCTTTTCAACGATTTACTCTTCAATTACAAATAACACCCTAACATATACTGATTGTACGGGGGTTGTAACAACATTACCAACTTCTTCAGGGGATACAGGAACAATTTGTGTCAAATCAAGTACTTTACCATCATTTGCCGTTTCATCTGGTGGTACACTTACTGAAGGTAGTTCTTGTGCATCAAGTTATTCAGTTTATATTAATAATAATTACATTGGGGATAATGTTCCCGTAATACAAATTAATAATGGGGACACTTTAAAAATAATAGCGTTTAAAGATAATCCTTTAGAAAACTCAATTATAAAAACTAAAGTTTCACTTATTTAATCATTCACCGTACACATCTCTTGGTTTTTCACAAGTTTTTTTTATTAGTGATTCTATAAATTTATGAATTTTGAGTCCTTTTGATTCACAGTACTTTTTTAAAATTAAATGACTTTCTTCTGAAATCTTTATATTTTTAATTTTTTTCATACTTATAAATATTTTTTAAGGTAGAAAAAAGGCAGAATTTTTTCATACTACCTGTCAAATTAAAATATTACACGAAGTTTTTTACTCATTTTGAACATATTTATATAGTAAAATAAATCTTTATATAAATTTTAAAATGGCATCTACAAACAAAGTATTCGTTTCACCTGGAGTATATACTTCAGAAAGGGATTTAACTTTTGTTGCCCAAAGTGTGGGGGTAACTACATTGGGTATTGTTGGTGAAACCTTACAAGGTCCAGCCTTCGAACCTATTTTCATAACAAGTTTTGACGAGTATCAAGTTTACTTCGGAGGGACAAGTCCTGAAAAATTCACAAACACACAAATACCTAAATATGAAACATCATATATTGCTAAAGCATATCTACAACAATCAAATCAACTTTTTGTTACAAGAGTTTTAGGTTTATCAGGATATGACGCAGGTCCTTCTTGGTCTATATCAACAATAGGTAATGTTGATCCAAACACGATTGGGTTTTCATCTAATACAACACCAGCTCAATTATTAACTTTTACAGGTACGACAGGGGGAAGTTCTAATGTGGTATTTACAGGTACTTTACCATCACTTATTTCTGATGATTTTTACATACCATACACTACATTCAATGGAGGTACATCAACATTAGCGGCAAATTTCCAATCATTTATTGCTAATGAAATTACATATCAAGTAACACCATCTTTAAATGTACAATCAGGAACTACCGCATTATTTTGGGGAACAGTTAGTGATGCAACTTTTGCTGCAGTAACAGGTTCTACAATCGGTGCTGGTTTAAGTGCTTACTCTGAAACTTTTGGGGTTGACAACGTATTATTATCACAAACTGATTTTACTGCAACATCAAACGACCCTTGGTATTATGCGTTATTTGATTATTCACAAGTAGGTGGAGTTGGTTCATACGGAGGTTATGGTTTTGGTACCGTACTTGGTGCGATTACAACAATTGGTACAGGTGCGTACTCAGGGTATTGTATTGTTTCAGGAACAACATATTCAGGAACACCTTACTCTGATTGGGATAATTTAGTAATTGCAACTCTTAGAAGTAGAGGTATAACTAATTACTCATCAACACAGCACGGACCACTTTACCAAGTTACTGGAATTACTGATGTTAATATGGTTTGTACAGGTTCTTATTCGGCAGTAACAAAAGATCCATACGCAACATTTGTAATAAGTGGTATTACAAAAGATGCTGACACATTCAGTTTTGAAACATCTATGTTGAGTACAGATACTGAATATCTATCTAAAGTATTTGGAAGAAGCAACTTTGGGAAAGATAGAACTGAGGTTCCTTTATTTGTTGAGGAAGTGTACTCAAGTTTACTTTTGAATGGTTACAGACAAAATAAAGTTAGAGGACTTAATTGTGATTTAATTGAAATAAACAGTGCAGTTTCTTTAGAAACAGATTCAATAGGAAACTATTTAGAACAATATCAAACCCCTGAAACCCCTTATTTAGTATCAGAATTAAGAGGTAACAAAGTATATAAGTTGTTTAAATTCAAATTGATTTCTGATGGTAATGCTGCAAACAGATTAGTTAAAGTGTCTATTGGTAATATTTCATTTAATAATGGAACGTTTGATGTGTTCATTAGAGATTTCTACGATAACGATCAAAATGTTAGAGTAATTGAAAGTTTCACAAACTGTTCAATGAATCCTAATTTAAACAATTATGTTGCAAATAAAATCGGTACATCTAATGGTGAATACAATCTAAACTCTAAGTATATAATGCTTGAAATGAGTGATGAGGCACCTGAAGATGCTCTTCCTTGTGGATTTGAAGGATACATAATTAGAAATTATAAAAACGCATTACCGCCGTTTATTGTATATAAAACAAGATATTTACAACCTGGTGACGTGATTTATAACCCACCTTTTGGTTCAACAAGTGGAGCTGACAATCCTGTAATTTCTAATGGTGAAAATCCAAGAAAGGCGTACTTAGGGATTTCAAACATCACAGGTGTAGATTATGATTTCTTTGATTATAAAGGTAAACAACTACCTGCTAATATTGAAACAGACACTACAGGACCAAGTTGGACTTACCAAATTCAAGGTTTCCATATGGATAGTGGGGCAACTGTTGTTACTATGTATGACACATTGACTTCAGCAACAACACAAGCATTTGAAGTAGGTGCGGGAAGTTTCAATTCAGAGCCTGAAAGTACAGACAATCCATACTACAAATTGAATACACGTAAATTTACTTTGTATCCATATGGTGGTTTTGATGGATGGGATATTTACAGAGAATATAGAACAAACAGTGACACATATGCTCTTGGACAAACAGGTTACAAATACGGAGCAGCACCATCATCTCAATTCCCAACCGCATCTGGATGGGGAGCATTCAAACAAATTTCAGGACCTAACCAAGAAGTTTGGGCAAATACTGACTATTACGCATACAAATGGGGACAAGGAACTTTTGCAAACCCTGAAGCTGTTAACATCAATGTATTTACCACACCTGGGATTGATTATGTAAACAACTCAAATCTTGTTGAAGATGCAATTGATATGGTAGAGACAGATAGAGCAGATTCAATCTATATCTGTACAACACCTGACTTTAACTTATTCTTACCTTCTTTCTCAGATGTTAATGAGGGATTAATCTTCCCACAAGAAGCGGTAGATAATTTAGAAGAGACAGGTATTGATTCAAACTATACTGCGACTTACTACCCTTGGGTACTTACAAGAGATAGTGTTAATAACACACAAATCTATCTTCCAGCAACTGCCGAGGTAACTAAAAACTTGGCGTTAACTGATAACATCGCATTCCCTTGGTTTGCATCGGCAGGGTACACAAGAGGTTTAGTTAATTCAATTAAAGCGAGAAAGAAGTTAACTCAAGAAGATAGAGATACTCTTTATAAAGGTAGAATCAACCCAATCGCAACTTTCTCTGATGTTGGTACAGTGATTTGGGGTAATAAAACTTTACAGATTAGAGAGTCAGCACTTGACAGAATAAATGTAAGAAGATTATTACTACAAGCTCGTAAATTAATTTCAGCGGTGGCAATTAGATTACTATTTGAACAAAATGATGATAAGGTAAGACAAGATTTCTTAGATTCTGTGAACCCGATTTTGGATTCAATTAGAAGAGATAGAGGTTTAATTGACTTTAGAGTAACTGTTTCTAACACACCTGAAGATTTAGATTCCAACACATTAACAGGAAAAATCTTCTTGAAACCAACAAGAGCGTTAGAATATATTGACATCGAGTTCATAATTACACCAACAGGAGCATCGTTTGATGACGTTTAAAAAAATACGGGGGTAGAAATACCCCCATAATTTATTTATAAAAAAAAGTTTATGAAAGTTGAAAAAAAATTAATCAAGGAAACTTTAAATGATAAAACGTTAAACGTAAAAACATTTTCTGAAAAAAAACAGAACATTATTATATCTGAAAGACAACTTGAAAATCTTTTGAAAAAATTGAAAAATGATTAATATAAAAAAACATATTATAGAGTATCACAAAAAAAGAATTCAAGAAGGGTTTACTGAAGAGGGTGAACCAGATACAAAATATTACGCATTTGATTGGGACGACAACATAATGTTTATGCCAACAAAAATAATGGTTTTATCTGAAAATGAAGATGAAATAGGTATGTCAACTGAAGATTTTGCCGAACATAGACATCAAATAGGAAAAGAACCATTTCAATATAAAGGAGCGACAATAGTAAATTATGCACCAAATCCATTTAGATATTTTGGGGTAGAAGGTGACAAACGTTTTATAATCGACTGTATGACGGCACCTGTTGGACCTTCTTGGAATGATTTTGTTGAGTGTTTAAATGGTGGTTCTATATTTGCAATCATCACAGCAAGAGGACATACACCAAGTGTATTAAAAGAGGCGGTTAAAAACCTTATAGTTTCAAATAAAAATGGTATCAATCAAAAAGAACTACTTAGTAACTTACAAAAATATGAAAACATCATTCAAAACGATGAACAGTTGTCTGAAGAATTTAGTTTAGAATACGAAGGTAAAGAACTTTTAGAGAGATACTTAGATAGGTGTATGTTTGCACCTGTAACCTACGGTGAGGGTAGTGCGTCAAATCCTGAAGAAGGAAAAATTAAAGCAATGAGAAAATTTATTTCTTATTGTAAAGAATTGGCAAATGAAATCAAAAAACCGGGGAAATTTAAAAATGACGTGGCAAATGATGAAATAATACCATTTATAGGTTTTTCTGACGACGACCCACAAAACATAGAAAAAATGAATAAGTTTTTAGAAAAAGAATATCCAGAAAAACCAGTAAGAACATATTTAACTAAAGGCGGATTAAAACAAGAATTATAAGTTATGCTATAATCATATTTTAAAACCAAAAAAAAGTAAATAAAAAAAAAATCAATTATTAAATATTTATATAAAAAATAAAAAAAACTAAAAAAACACACGATGGCTGATTTGTTAATGAAAATGCCCTTTCAGTATGAACCTAAAAGAGCGAACCGATTTATACTAACTTTCCCAACTTCTTTGGGTATTAACTCTTGGTATGTTGAATCTGCTGCAAGACCAAGTATAAAAATTGAATCAAAGGATATTCCATTCTTAAACACTAAAACTTATGTTGCTAGTACATTTGAGTGGGAAGAAATTACTGTGAAGTTTAGAGATCCTATCGGTCCTTCAGCTTCTCAAGCACTAATGGAATGGGTTCGTCTACACGCTGAATCAGTAACGGGACGTATGGGTTACGCCGCAGGTTATAAAAAAGATGTTGATCTTGAAATGTTAGACCCAACAGGAGTTGCCGTTGAAAAATGGATTTTACAAGGATGTTTTATCACTTCCGCTAAATTTGGTGATGTAGGATATGACAAATCAGATATTATGACTGTTGATGTTTCATTACGTCCTGATAGATGTATTCTTGTTTACTAATTTAATATTTTTTTCATAATTTTTTTAAACCCATCTATTAAGGTGGGTTTTTATATTTACATCCAAGTAGTATAAATTATTTTTAAAATAAAAACTATGGATCAAGCATCACAATATGGACAACAAAATTTTAATTTACCTCACGACGTAATAAAACTACCGTCTAAAGGTGTATT